GAACAACCTGCACCTGCTGCGCCACGGAGAACACCATGGCGCACGAATTACAACTCATCAAGCAGTCATCTGGAATTCTGATCCCCGCAACGCCGGAGACCAGTGATATTCTGCAATCAAAAATCAAACTCGGCGCCGTGCTGGTGGCTGAGTTCCGTCAGGTGAGGAATCCTGCATTCCATCGCCGCTTTTTCGCGTTGCTTAATCTTGGGTTTGAATACTGGGAACCCACCGGCGGCGCCATTTCTGCCAATGAGCGCAAACTGGTAAACGGTTATGCAAAGTTTCTCGCTGCATATGGCGGGAATGAAAGCGCATTACTGGATGCGGCTGAACAGTATCTGGAACAGATTGCAAACCGCCGGGTAACAAACGGGATTAGCCTGTGTAAATCATTCGATGCCTACCGCGCATGGGTGACGGTTGAGGCTGGTCACTATGACGCCATCCAGTTACCGGACGGCACCCTTCGCAAACATCCCCGCAGCATCGCTTTTTCCAGTATGGATGAGGTCGAATTTCAGCAGTTGTATAAATCTGCGCTTGATGTTCTCTGGCGATGGATTTTATCACGGACATTCCGTACTCAGCGCGAGGCCGAGAACGCCGCCGCCCAGCTCATGAGCTTTGCGGGGTGATGGCGATGAAATACTCCTGGTTCCATCATCATGACTGCACAACCGAGCAGGCCGACACGCTGATATCGGATTATCAGAAGCGGGGCGTAAGGACAGAAAAGAGCCTGAACCCTGACTTCATTACCTGGACTGTCAGCGCGAAATTACCTGAATATGCACACCGGGTGCGGACGCCAAAATCCTTACGCCAAAAGGTCTGGGGGTGAACATGGCTAAATTACCGCGCCGTAAGTGCGTAAACAAAGAATGCCGCCAGTGGTTTCACCCGATACGCGAGGGGCAGATCGTTTGCTCGTACCAGTGCGCCAGCGCCGTCGGCAAAGAACAAACCAGAAAAGCTCGCGAAGCCGCGCAACGTAAGGCGCAATCCCTTCAGCGCGCCGCTGAGAAAAAAGAACGCGCCACCTGGCGCCAGCGGAAAGCCGCGGTTAAGCCGCTGAAGCACTGGATTGACTTGACGCAGCGCGCCGTAAATGACATTTGCCGCGAAACCGAACTGGCAGAAGGACTCGGTTGCATCTCCTGTGGAACGAAGACGGCGTTCGCATGGCATGCAGGCCATTACAGGACTACGGCCGCCGCGGGGCATCTGCGCTTCACTCGCTTCAACATCCATCTTCAGTGTGATGTCTGCAACGTCTACAAATCAGGGAACATCGAAGCATATCGTACTGCGCTGGTTGAGCGTTACGGTGAGGCGGCGGTGCTGGCACTCGAGAACAATAACACCCCGCACCGCTGGACGGTCGAGGAGCTGAAGGAAATCAGGCTCGCGGCTCTGGCGGATCTGCGTGCGCTAAAAAAGCTGGAGGCCGCATGAAACCAGAACTGATCGAGATACTCCGCATGCGCTGGCAGCGCCTCCGCATTTACCGCCGTCCGGGGTCGGTGTTGGTTGACTACCGCATCCTGCGCAATTTTGTTCGTATTTATCAGTTCACAGGATTTACTCAATGAACACTCAATACCTCCAGTATGTACGTGAGCAGCTAATGGTAGCGACAGCCGATTTAAGCGGGGAGACTAAAGGGCAGCTTTTGGCCTGGCTGGAGAACGCGCAATTCGACACGAAAAACTATCCCCGAAAAAAACAGCGTATCTGGAACGAGGAAACAGAAAGCTGGATAACGTTAAATAACCCGCCAATCCCCGGCAAGCAGTCGCTGGCGAAAGGAAGCGCTATCCCGCTGGTGAAGCCTGTGGAATATTCCACTGCCTCATGGCGCCGGGCGGTTCTTTCACTCGATGAACACTACAAGGCGTGGTTGTTGTGGAATTATAGTGAGAATACCTGCTGGGAACACCAGGTCGAAATAACAAGTTGGGCGTGGTGCGAGTTCAGACAGCAGCTTGCAGGGAGGAAGATGGCTGGCAAGACAGTGGAGCGGCTGAAGAAACTTATCTGGCTGGCGGCGCAGGATGTCAGAGATGGGCTGGCCGGACGATACGTCTACCAGCAACAGGAGCTTGCCAGCCTGTGCGGGGTTAAGCCTGACAACTGGAGCCACAACTATGCGGACTACTGGCGCGCGATGAGTAACATCTTTAAGAGGCTTGATACCGAATCTCTGCTTTGCCTGGTGAAAACAAGATCACAACAAAAAGCGACCTTTTCGCAGCAGGGTATTGCAAAAGTCAATTAAATAGCATACATTTTGAGTAAATCTGATATCGTCGCCATAGCTTCAATCGTCGACCAAACAAATTCAAGCCTCGCCATCGTGCGGGGCTTTTCTGTTTGTGCCGTCCGGAATAATCCCTCTGAGTTTTGTCGTTAATCCACCGGGCGGCCTTCCTACTTCACACTGCGCCATCCGAGCTATCGGAGGTGAGGCTTATGAAAATGCACAACGATCCCCATTCCTGGCAGGGCTGGCTGGAGCTGTTCCAGAGCTGGTGGCGAGGAGATACCCCGCTGGGCGCTGTTCTGATGTCGTTATTTATGGCTGGTCTGCGCATTGCCTATTTTGGCGGTAACGGTGGCTGGAAGAAAAAAACACTCGAAATTCTACTTTGCGGCGCCCTGACGTTGACCTTCTCATCTGCGCTGGAATATTTCGGCTGGCCCAAGTCCCTGTCTGTTGCGATAGGTGGCGGCGTCGGCCTTATCGGCGTGGATGCGATCCGCGGCTTTGCAATGAAGTTTATCAGTGGTCGTATCGGTGGGGATAATAACAAGGTTTAATCATGAACGAGTCTCAATTTCAGCAGGCGGCTGGTATCAGCGCCGAACTGGCCGCGCGCTGGTTTCCGCACATTGATGCGGCGATGAAGGAATTCGGCATTACAGCACCAGCGGATCAGGCGATGTTTATCGCTCAGGTAGGCCATGAGTCGATGGGGTTTAGCGCCGTAGTTGAAAATTTTAACTACACGCCATCTGCGCTGGTGGCGACGTTCGGAAAGAGGATCACACAGCAGCAGGCTGATGCCCTTGGCAGAACATCCGGACATGCAGCTCGTCAGGATGCTATTGCCAATCTGGTGTATAGCAACCGGCTGGGTAACAAAGCACCCGGTGATGGCTGGAAATATCGTGGTAGAGGATTAATTCAAATCACTGGCCTCCATAATTATCGCATCTGTGGCGCGGCGCTGAAGTTAGATCTGGTGACTTCACCTGAACAACTGGAACAGGAACTACAGGCTGCGCGCTCAGCTGCATGGTTCTACACCTCTAAAGGTTGCATGATCTACGGTGCCGATATTAACCGTGTTACGCGCATCATTAACGGCGGTTTGAACGGTATTGAGGATCGTAAGGTCCGATACAACAAGGCGCGGGCGGCGCTGCTGGTATGAAGATGAGTTATTGGGCGCTCATTTTAACGTTTATTGCTTGTGTCGCTGGTGGTCTTGTCTGGTCAGCGAATCACTATCATGGAAAGTTTCTGGAGGAGCAGAAGCGTGCTGATGCTGCGGAACAGCGAGCTGATTCTACTGAGGCTATCACCGAGAATGTTCTGCGTACTATGGCAATAACGAACATCATTCAGGAGGCGAATCAACATGCAAAACAGCAGATCGCACTGGAGTCACAGAGAACCCAGGAAGATATCAAAGTGGCTGTTGCGGATGATGATTGTGCTTCACGTCCTGTGCCTGATGTCGCTGCTGACCGGTTGCGGAAGTACGCGGACAGTATACGTGCAGGTTCCAACGATGCCGTTACCGGCGAACCTGCTCGCTGAAACTCCACAGCCAGTTATACCCAATCCTCTGACTTATGGGGATAGTCTTAGTTTGAATGTAAGTCTGCTATCAGCACTGGGGCTATGTAACCGTGATAAGTCTGATCTTCGTAGGCTAGGAGAGCAAAAGTACAATCTACATTTGAATAATAATATTCATTAGGTGAAATATTTTTATTTGACTGTTCTAGTTATTATGCTTTTAGTTACAATACTCTCACTATTAACAGTGAGGTAAAAATGAACGAAAATTATATTGCATATGAGACACTTGTAGCAAACCGTGCTGCTGCTGAGTGGGCTTGTTGGGCAATGATTGCATCTTGGGTGAGTGCTGGAGCTACTATTGTTACTTTGTTTTTGGCGTTCAAGGCATTATTTACGTGGCGGGAACAAGAGAAAACAAAAGTAAAAATAGATTTTAGGAATGCATTAAAGAAATTAAAGACAGCTCTATTATTTATGCCTGTCAATATTGACCCCGAGCAACTCAATGATGAACGAGAGCAAGTTATTGCTAAATGGCTATTTAAAGATGTAGATCTTATTAGCCAGCAAATTGAGTTGGGAGAAGAGAATGTTAAAAGATTTGATGAGCTTTTGAGTATTTTTGATTGTTGCCAATCTTCATGGTTTGCGACAGAGCACTTATTTGATAATACTGAGTTAGAAAAAGTTTGGCATGAGTTCGAGTCTAACTTTAATAAATATATAAATGGTGGTGAGAGTAAGGATTTACTTATGAAAATGCTTGATAAGCTCATCTCTTCTAGATTTGTATTTGAGTCAAGGTAATTGCCTTTGAGCATTTTTCTTTATTATTTTACTTATTATAAATTTTTTATATGCCCCCTAGAATCCCAAAAGCCTGCCGCGTTCGTGGTTGCCGCCAAACTACCACTGATCCGTCAGGCTATTGTGAAAGTCACAAAAGCGAAGGCTGGAAGCAATACAAGCCAGGACAATCCCGTCATCAGCGCGGCTACGGTTCGAAGTGGGACAGTATCCGCGCGCGTGTCCTGAAGCGTGACAAAGGCCTGTGTCAGTTATGTCTGCGTGCCGGTGTGGTGCGTGAGGCGAAAACCGTTGACCACATTATTCCTAAAGCGCATGGCGGCACTGATGCTGACTGCAATCTGCAGAGTCTGTGCTGGCCGTGTCATAAGGCGAAGACGGCCCGTGAACGGCTGAAGTAAGAACCAGTTCCCGCTGCCAGAGGGGAGGGGCGGGTCAAATCCCTGTGACCTGACGTCTTCCGGACTGCCCGCCTCAACGTTTTTTTATACCCGCGAAAAATGAAATTTAACCAGGAGTGCCGCATATGGCTGGAACGGCGGGGCGTTCCGGGCGTCGCCCCAAGCCAACGGCGCGCAAGGCGCTGGCCGGAAACCCCGGCAAGCGAGCCCTGAACAAAGATGAACCTGTTTTTACGCCCATCAAAGGTGTTGAGCCACCGGAGTGGTTCGCTGAAGAAGATCTCCCTCTCGCCACGATCATGTGGCAACTGACAACCAAAGAACTCTGCGGTCAGGGCCTGCTGTGCGTGACTGACCTGGCGGTACTTGAGCGGTGGTGCGTGGCCTATGAGTTCTGGCGACGTGCCGTGAAAAATATTGCCATACAGGGCAACACCATCACCGGTGCAATGGGCGGCATGGTCAAAAATCCGGAGCTGACCGCCAAAAAAGAACAGGAGTCCGAGATGAGCAGCACGGGTGCAATGCTCGGACTCGACCCCAGCAGCCGCCAGCGTCTGATTGGCCTGGCGGGGCAGAAGAAAGCCACTAACCCGTTTCTGAAAATCATCGAGTCATGAGCCGGAAATCTTACCCCAACGTAAATGCTGCCAATCAGTATGCCCGTGATGTCGTGCGCGGAAAGATTGTGGCCTGCCAGTTTGTGATTCAGGCCTGCCAGCGCCATCTTGATGACCTGATGGCGGAAAAAAGTAAGTCGTTTCGTTACCGCTTCGACAAGGACCAGGCTGAACGGGCCGCGAAATTTATTCAGCTGTTGCCACACACCAAGGGGGAGTGGGCATTCAAACGGATGCCCATCACGCTGGAGCCGTGGCAGCTCTTTGTGATCTGCTGCGCGTTTGGCTGGGTCAATAAAGGCTCCCGGCTGCGCCGCTTCCGGGAGGTGTATACCGAAATCCCCCGTAAGAACGGCAAATCGGCAATCTCTGCCGGTGTTGCCCTGTATTGTTTTGCCTGTGATAACGAGTTTGGCGCGGAAGTGTATTCCGGTGCCACGACAGAGAAACAGGCGTGGGAAGTCTTTCGCCCGGCGCGACTGATGTGTAAACGCACACCCATGCTGACGGAAGCGTTCGGGATTGAGGTTAACGCCTCAAACATGAACCGTCCGGAGGATGGCGCGCGGTTTGAACCGCTGATCGGTAACCCCGGTGATGGTTCATCACCCCACTGTGCTGTGGTGGATGAATATCACGAGCATGCCACAGATGCACTTTACACCACGATGCTTACCGGGATGGGCGCGCGACGTCAGCCACTGATGTGGGCCATCACCACCGCCGGGTACAACATTGAGGGGCCGTGCTACGACAAGCGGCGGGAAGTCATCGAGATGCTCAACGGCTCGGTGCCTAACGATGAACTGTTCGGGATCATCTATACCGTTGATGAAGGTGACGACTGGACCGACCCGCAGGTGCTGGAAAAAGCCAATCCAAATATTGGCGTGTCGGTTTATCGCGAATTTTTGTTAAGTCAGCAGCAGCGTGCGAAAAATAACGCCCGTCTGGCAAACGTCTTTAAAACAAAACACCTCAATATCTGGGTGTCGGCGCGTTCGGCGTATTTCAACCTGGTGAGCTGGCAGAGCTGCGAGGATAAATCACTGACCCTTGAGCAGTTCGAGGGGCAGCCGTGCATTCTGGCCTTTGACCTGGCGCGTAAGCTGGATATGAACAGCATGGCGCGACTTTATACCCGCGAGATTGACGGTAAAACGCATTACTACAGTGTGGCCCCGCGTTTCTGGGTACCGTATGACACGGTGTACAGCGTCGAGAAAAATGAAGATCGCCGGACAGCCGAACGCTTTCAGAAATGGGTGGAAATGGGCGTTCTGACTGTTACCGCTGGTGCGGAGGTGGATTATCGCTACATCCTCGAGGAGGCCAAAGCGGCGAACAAAATCAGCCCGGTCAGTGAGTCACCCATCGACCCCTTCGGGGCGACCGGGCTGTCGCATGACCTTGCTGATGAAGACCTGAACCCCATCACCATCATTCAGAACTACACCAACATGTCCGATCCGATGAAAGAGCTGGAAGCGGCGATTGAATCGGGGCGCTTTCATCATGACGGCAATCCCATCATGACCTGGTGTATCGGCAACGTAGTCGGCAAAACCATTCCGGGTAACGATGATGTGGTGAAGCCTGTCAAGGAGCAGGCGGAAAATAAAATCGATGGTGCAGTTGCACTGATTATGGCGGTTGGCAGAGCCATGCTGTACGAGAAAGAAGACACGCTGTCTGACCACATTGAGTCCTACGGGATCCGCTCGCTTTAACTGAGGTAATTATGATCATGCTGATTCTCGCGCCTCTGGTGGGCGTGCTGGGTGCGCTTTTGCTGGCGTATGGTGCCTGGCTGATTTATCCCCCGGCGGGTTTTGTTGTTGCCGGGGCGCTGTGCATGTTCTGGTCGTGGCTGGTGGCGCGATATCTCGACCGTACACAGCAGTCTGTCGGCGGAGGTAAATAGTGTTCTTTTCGGGATTATTTCAACGAAAAAGTGACGCGCCGGTGACCACGCCAGCAGAGCTGGCGGATGCTATCGGGCTGTCATACGACACCTATACCGGAAAGCAGATCAGCAGTCAGCGGGCCATGCGACTGACGGCGGTTTTTTCCTGCGTCAGAGTGCTGGCAGAGTCGGTCGGGATGTTGCCCTGCAGCCTGTATCACCTGAACGGCAGCCTGAAACAGAGAGCCACTGGCGAACGTCTGCATAAGCTGATCTCCACGCATCCCAATGGCTATATGACGCCGCAGGAGTTCTGGGAGCTGGTGGTCACCTGTTTGTGCCTGCGGGGCAACTTTTATGCCTACAAAGTGAAAGCATTTGGCGAAGTGGCTGAATTGCTGCCCGTCGATCCCGGTTGTGTGGTGCCGAAGCTTAACAGTAGCTGGAAGCCGGTCTATCAGGTCACATTCCCGGATGGCTCCACGGATGTACTGAGCCAGGAGGATATCTGGCATGTGCGCACGCTGACGCTGGACGGACTGGTGGGGCTGAATCCCATCGCCTATGCCCGCGAGGCAATATCGCTGGCGGCAGCGACCGAAGAGCACGGGGCCAGACTGTTCAGCAATGGCGCGGTGACGTCGGGTGTGTTGCGTACAGAGCAGACGCTGTCGGATCAGGCTTATGAGCGCCTGAAGAAAGATTTTGAGGAGCGTCACACCGGGCTTGGTAATGCTCATCGCCCGATGATCCTTGAGATGGGGCTGGACTGGAAGTCGATGGCGCTGAACGCCGAGGACAGCCAGTTCCTGGAAACCCGCAAGTTTCAGCTTGAAGAAATCTGTCGTCTGTTCCGGGTGCCATTGCACATGGTGCAGAACACCGATCGCGCCACCTTCAACAATATTGAAGAGCTGGGGCTGGGATTTATCAACTATTCACTGGTGCCGTATCTGACCCGCATCGAACAGCGGATCAACACCGGACTGGTACGAAAAAGTAAGCAGGGCGTTTTTTACGCCAAATTTAACGCGGGGGCGTTACTGCGTGGGGATGTGAAGTCCCGTTTTGAAGCCTATGCCACCGGGATCAACTGGGGGATTTACTCTCCCAATGACTGCCGCGACCTGGAAGATATGAATCCGCGTCCCGGTGGCGATGTCTATCTCACACCGATGAACATGACCACGAAACCCTCCGATGGCAGTAAAGCCGGTAAGCAGAAGGATAACGCCAATGCAGACGAAACAACGTCTTGATGTACCGCTGAGTCTTAAATCTGTCAGTGACTCCGGTGAGTTTGAAGGGTATGGCTCCGTCTTTGGTGTAAAGGACAGCCACGATGATGTGGTGATGTCCGGGGCATTTGCTGCTTCCCTGCGGGAGTGGAGTGACAGAAAAGCGTTACCTGCGCTGCTCTGGCAGCACCGCATGGATGAGCCCATCGGTGTTTACACCGAAATGAAGGAAGACGATGTCGGGCTTTACGTTAAGGGGCGATTGCTCATTGATGATGATCCCCTGGCAAAACGCGCACATGCACACATGAAGGCCGGTTCATTAACCGGCCTTTCTATTGGGTACGTATTGAAAGACTGGGAATACGACCGGAGCAAAGAAGCCTTTCTGCTGAAAGAAATCGACCTCTGGGAAGTCAGTCTGGTGACGTTCCCGTCAAACGATGAGGCACGGATCAGCGACGTCAAGAACGCGCTGGCCCGCGGGGAAATCCCCGAACAGAAAAAAATCGAAAGAGTCCTGCGTGATGTCGGACTCTCCCGTACCCAGGCCAAAGCATTCATGGCCGGGGGCTATGGCGCACTGTCCCTGCGCGACGCTGAGGATGTGGGCTCTGCACTGAATGTACTGAAAAATCTGAACTTCTAATCAGGAGAAATACGATGGCGGTTGATATTAAAGATGTGGAACAGGTCGCGCAGGAACTTCAACAGAAGTTTGACGACTTCAAAGCAAAGAACGACAAGCGCGTTGAGGCGATTGAGCAGGAAAAGGGCAAGCTTGCCGGGCAGGTGGAAACCCTGAACGGGAAACTCAGCGAGCTGGAAAATCTCAAAAGCGACCTTGAAAAAGAGCTGCTTGAGCTGAAACGTCCGGCAGGTGGAGCGCAAAACAAGGTGGCTGCAGAACATAAAGACGCTTTCGTCGGCTTTCTGCGTAAAGGCCGCGAAGACGGTCTGCGCGATCTGGAGCGTAAGGCGTTGCAGGTGGGCACTGATGAAGATGGTGGTTATGCCGTGCCGGAAGAGCTGGATCGCAGCATTCTCAGCCTGCTGAAAGATGAGGTGGTGATGCGTCAGGAGGCCACGGTGATCACCGTGGGCGGTTCCGACTATAAAAAACTGGTGAATCTGGGTGGTACGGCTTCCGGATGGGTCGGCGAAACTGACACGCGTTCCCAGACCGCTACTTCCAGGCTGGGACTGATTGAGCCTTTCATGGGGGAAATCTACGGCAACCCGCAGGCCACCCAGAAAATGCTGGATGATGCCTTCTTCAACGTGGAAGCCTGGATCAACAGTGAACTGGCGACCGAATTTGCCGAACAGGAGGAAATTGCCTTTACCACTGGTGACGGCACCAAGAAGCCGAAAGGGTTCCTGGCCTATGAATCCACCGAAGAGTCCGATAAGGCTCGTGCGTTCGGTAAACTTCAGCACATCGTATCCGGTGAAGCGACCGCGGTGACCGCTGATGCCATCATTAAGCTGATTTACACGCTGCGTAAGGCGCATCGTACCGGCGCGAAGTTCATGATGAACAACAACAGCCTGTTTGCCATCCGTCTGCTGAAAGATACCGAGGGTAACTATCTGTGGCGTCCGGGGCTGGAACTGGGACAGCCATCCTCACTGGCGGGTTACGGTATCGCTGAAAACGAACAGATGCCGGATATCGCCGCCGATGCGAAAGCCATTGCGTTTGGTAACTTCAAACGGGGTTACACCATCGTTGACCGTATCGGCACCCGCATCCTGCGCGACCCGTACACCAACAAACCGTTTGTCGGTTTTTATACCACCAAGCGCACCGGGGGTATGCTGGTCGATTCACAGGCTATCAAGCTGCTGAAAATCGCTGCGGCGTAATCACTGGCGGGGCGCTGAACGGCGCCCCTGTTCTGACAGGTGAGGGAATCATGATCCTGAAACAAGATCTCAAATGGTCGCCAGACGGTCTGCGTGTTGAAATCATTCGTGCCGGTGAACACGACGACAGGATACTCCCGGCCCGGGCGCAGGAGATTGCGCTTCAGACCGGGTTAGCAGAGTGCGAAACCAGTGCAAAAAGCAATAAAGCGGTGAAAGAGAAAAAATCCACGACCAGTCAAGAGGGCTGAGTATGCTTCTGAGTGTGGAAGAAATTAAAGCTCAACTCCGGCTGGATGAGGATTTTGAAGCCGATGAGCGCTACCTGCAACTGCTGGCCAGAGCGGTACAAAAGCGGACGGAGACGTATCTGAACCGGAAGCTCTATGCGCCGGATGAAACCATTCCGGACAGCGATCCTGACGGACTGCTCCTGCAGGATGATATCCGTCTGGGGATGTTGATGCTTATCAGTCATTTCTACGAAAACCGATCTTCCGTCACGGAAGTGGAAAAACTCGACATGCCACAGAGCTTTGGCTGGCTTGTCGGTCCATACAGGTACTTTCCACAATGAAAATTCGTCAGGCGCAGACCAGCGCCACATACCTTTTGCCCGACCCGGGCGAACTTGACCAGCGCATTGTTATCCGGCGGCGTGTCGATGTTCCGGCTGATGACTTTGGCGTAACGCCGACGTACCCGGAGCAGATCCGGACGTGGGCCAAAAAAGCGCAACCCGGTGCGGCAGCTTATCAGGGGTCTGTGCAGATAGAAAACAGGGTGACGCACTATTTCACCATCCGTTTTCGCCGCGGTATCACCGCCGATCATGAAGTGCTCCACGACGATATTTCTTATCGGGTTAAACGGGTCCGTGATCTGAACAGTAAACGCCGCTTTCTGTTGCTCGAGTGCGAAGCGCTGGGTACCGATAACGGGAGTGACTATGCCGCAGAAAGCATATTTACACGTTGATTACGTACAGCCGGAAGAACTGGTGTTTAACCGGGCGAGAATGCGACGGGCGTTCGTTAAAATTGGTCAGGTGCACATGCGTGATGCGCGGCGACTGGTCATGAAACGTGGCCGCTCGAAGCCAGGCGAAAACCCCTCGTACCGCACCGGCCAGCTGGCGCGTTCTATCGGCTACTACGTACCCCGGGCGTCAAAAAAACGTCCGGGGCTCATGGTGAAGATCGCGCCTAACCAGAAAAACGGCGAGGGCAACCGGCATATCAACGGTGCCTTTTACCCCGCCTTTCTGTTCTACGGTGTTCGCCGTGGGGCGAAGCGTAAGAAAGGCCATCATCGCGGCGCATCAGGCGGCAGCGGCTGGCGTGTGGAACCACGTAACAACTACATGACTGAGGTTCTGGATAAACGCCGCAGCTGGACACGTTATGTGCTCTCCCGCGAATTGCGAAAATCACTCCGTCCTCAGCGAAGGAAGAAAAAATGAAATTAACCCCGATTATTGCGGCACTTCGCAGCCGTTGCCCTCGGTTTGAAAACCGTGTGGGTGGCGCAGCGCAGTTTAAAGCGATACCGGAGGCCGGAAAGCTCAGACTACCAGCCGCGTATGTTGTGCCAGCCGAAGACGTCACGGGTGAGCAGAAATCGCAGACCGACTACTGGCAGGATTTGACGGAGGGTTTTTCCGTCATCGTGGTACTCAGCAACGAACGGGATGAAAAAGGGCAGTGGGCTTCTTACGACGCAGTTCACGACGTCAGGCAGGAAATCTGGAAGGCGCTGCTGGGGTGGGAGCCGGATCCGCAGGCGCATGAAATTCAGTATACGGGTGGGATGCTTCTCGATCTGAACCGCCACGAACTGTATTACCAGTTCGACTTCACGGTGAAGTATGAAATTACCGAAACAGACACCCGCCAGCAGGATGATCTGGACGGCCTGCCCGATCTTAAAACGCTCAGTATTGATGTTGATTTTATCGAACCCGGTACCGGGCCAGATGGCGACATCGAGCACCACACCGAAATTACATTTCAGGAATA